ACCGGGGAGGCCATGTTCGTGGACATGGACGGCGTCCCTGCCCCTGACCAACGGGCGGCACAGCGAGCTGTGCAGCAAGCCTGTTTAATGGCGCAGGCACAGCAGGTGGAAGCTCCGCAGGGCGGTGCAGACGCAGCTGATGATGAAGAGCTGGCGCACGTGAATAATGTGCAGGAGCTTCGCAGCTACGAATGGCTACAAGACCCTCTTGTAGCCGCAGTTTTGGAGGCTGTCCGCGAGCGTGGGGAGCGGTCAGTATCACGTACAATTGTAGGGCGCTGCCTGCAATACGCGAGAATGTCGGCAGCAAGAGACGAGGCTTTACATCTTAGCCGTCAGGCTCTGGACACAGCCAAAGACTACGCTGAAAGGGCGCGTCAATTGAGTGTTATAGTGCGCTACGAGCTAACAGAAACGACTGAACACTCGAACCGAAAATAATACTTGACAAAGTATTATTTTCATGCTATACTAATTTCAGGGGTATTTGCCCCAAACAATCCGCAGGTTCGGAGTGCCTCCGTACCTGCTTTAAACACACCGCCTGCGAAGCAGGTAAACACAATGCCTGCGAAGCAGGCTCAGGAGATTTATATGAACAATCAAGACCCTTATGGATTTGGCGGCGTTTCTGCCGAGTTTGACGATGTTTCAGGTGCGGATTCCGCACCAGAAACCGCTGAGCAGGCCGTAGATGAAGCAGCTGCGAAAGGCAGTGCGGCCAAGGCCGCACGTGCGCGTAAATCGAAAGAACACATGGACTTGACAAGCCGCACGCCAGTCCTGTTCAGCGACAAGGAGTTCGAGGAAGGCACTACCGCTTCAGGGGACGTCCTGTTCAGCGTGCCTCTGAAGGCGAAAGTTATTGTTCCGAAGATGGCCGGTCGTGGGAGCAAGCGTGCCCCAGTCTACGATGCCGATGGCATCGTAATGGTCGAGAAGATGGGGGCGAAGCGTGTAGGCTTGACGCTGACTGCCGATGAGTTCAATTCGATTGGCTCGCTGCCTGAGGTGTCCATGATCGTCTTGGGGACTCCTCTAAAGCACTTGGCTGCTGAAGCGGAGGTGCAGGGTAAACCTGCGGCTGAGGGTGAAGCGTTCTCCCTCCGTGACGTGTATAACTGGTATAAGACGACGGAATACGCAGAAGTCTTAAGCGTATCATTGTTAAGCTGGGTGGCTGGAGTACAAGTGTCTGCGGCTACCGCCGCAGCACAACAGTTGTGCACTTTGCCTGAAGGCATTGAGCAAGCTCAGCTTGCGAAATACGTGCAGGCTAGCTTACAGGTGTTCAATTCTGTGCTTGGCAAGATGCAGATCAGCAACGCCGCCAAGACTGAGGCAACTAACTTAAGTGCGCAAGTGGTTGCGTTGGTGTCCTCAGGGAAGCTGGTCAAGGGTGCGCGTAAACCATCTCGTGATGCGTGGATTAACTACCGCACGAAAGTCGCGTCGTTCCTTAAACAGTTCTCTTCTGCAACTGCAACAAAGATTGCAGAAGCTGAAGCCGCGTCAGCTGCTGGCGCTGATACCTCAGAGCTGAATGATCGGATTGAACAGATGCGCCGCCAAGTTGCGTCGCTTGACCATGTTGTTTGCACCATCAACAGTGCAATCGCATCCATTGACGCAGCAGCCGCGAAAGCCGCAGCCCGTGAAGCGAAGAAGAAAGCAGCACTGGAACAGGCTATGAAGTCCTCTATCGAAGACTTCAGCGCAGACCTCGACTTGGACGCATTCGCGATTCAAGAGTAACCGCTGTAGGGTGGAACTTCCGAAGGGTGACTAAGGTCGCCCTTCTTTTTGACCGTAGGTATTGAGGTATTTTAAATGAGAGCATCTATATTAAAGGCGCACGCCTACCCGCTAGTTACCACAGGGAGTATTGCAAAAGTCGGAACTTGTATTGAAGTGGTCGTGCCTGCCAAGGCTCAACAGGTAGGGCTAGTTGAATCGCTTCATCAACACTTGACAAGTTTCAGGCAGATTTTTGATCGTGAGCCTGATATTCTATATCTAGGCCGTGACGAATACCAACTGCTTCGCCGTGAGGCCGTCCTGTGGGGACGGGGAGTGGCTGGCCTGCACGCTGAAGGCATGAGATACAACGGAATGCCTGTGGAGTTACTTGAATCAAAAGATAGTCACATAAACTTTGCATTCGATCAGACCAAACTGCTTCGTCAGATGGCTGCCAGATACACAGACTTGTGTCCTTACATTATCAGCACAACCCCTATACGCAAGGCTCTTTCTGCGCCAGCAGGGTCGGCAGGGTCGGCAGGGTCGGCAGGGTCGGCAGGTAAAGATACCACCGCCGGAACAGACACGCAGTAAAACTATAAAATAAAATTGTCAACCCCGAAGCTCGTGAGAAATGCGCAGCATTTCTCAGGGTTGACAATTATCTTTTATTGTTTTACAATGGGGGCTGCCCGAGGAGGTAGAAATGAATGAAAAATTAGTGGAGGCTATCTGTGTGCGCACAGGAGTTCCATTTGTGTATGGTCGAATCGTGTGGGCTAACAGCCCCCATGAAGTGCATCCACAGATTCTGATGTCTCCGACTCTAGCTCGAAAAGAATTAGAGAGGTTGGCTAATTTGGACACTGACAAACTGTGTACAAAGCACGAGCTGGTTCTCATAGAGAGCAGACTTCGACTCAGCGGTTATGTTTACGCAGCTCATAATGGGTTGTTCGACGAAGTAGGTGTGCGTGCCCTGCCTCTGTTACGTAGACCAGAACCGCTAGAAGAATATGGAACTCAGCAGGATCTAAAGAAGCTGCGTGTCGACGCATCTTCTCTTCTTGGGATTGTAGCTCTTACTACCCTGCCGCACAAGTTGCGGGAGATTTACACAGGGGTTTGGACTACAATGTTAACAACGGCTTTGGCCGGAATGAGCAAGCAGTCCGCATTGATTCACGCTGATCTGGACTTTTCAGCTGACGTGTCAATGACACGGTTTCTGTCTCAACATATTGGGCAGGCGTCGTTTGTATCTCCTAAATCAATGAGCGATTATCTGAAAGAGATACTTCCTTACTCTGCGCTGGCTGGGAAGGAGACTGAAGTATTTAACTCACTGTACACTGCGTACCAGCTTCTTCACCTTCCTGAGAGTTGGGAGGACAAGACAGACATAATGTTAAAGGTCTTGAATGCACAGCAGTTCCTGAAGTCCACAACTGTGGACGAAATTTCTGCGGGCATCGCTGAGGGACGTGCCACCACTAGGACACAGCCTGAGTGGAAGATTGGCAACGCAATCTTCAAAGCTATTACAAAGCTCAGGGAGTTTGAGCCGGACATTGAAGATGTCCCTGTAGCTGCTCCTCCCAAAGCTGGAGCTAAATTAGTTTTCAACATGACAATGAGGAGAAAACCGTGATTTTAAAAATGAGTCGAGATACCCGAACCTCAGCAGACCGTAAGCTAGAGGCAGCGTTTAAAAAGGCAAGTTCAGCAACTGCTTCTGTCATAGAAGCGGTAACTCGGAAACCACTGAGCCTTCCGCCTGAGATAGCGTTCTGGCAGATACCAGAGCCTAATGGGACGAGACACGACATCTCAGAGCAGAAGATAGAATTGTCCGCTGAAGCTGATAAAGCCATACGGTGGATGCTGGAAGGACAATCCTTTGCGCTTGTCGGGCCAGCAGGTTCAGGCAAGTCAACAGTCATGGCGCACATGATTCATCTCCTAATTAAGAGTGGAAGGCTGCCTGAAATCTTCGGACAATCGGTTAGACACTATGAAAATGTTGGATGCAATCCCCACCACACTAGGCTCAAGGCTGGAATGCCCGGAGTTGTGGTAGTTGCTTTGGCACATAAAGCGGTTAACGCTTTGGCCTCCAAAGTGTCCCCCATGATTGAATACACATGGGTAGATGGTAAAGGGGAAACCCAACGAAAGGTTGTGAACTCAAGACAGAATCTGTCTACGGTTCACCGACTTCTGGAATTTAAACCCCACAAGGTAGAGAAACAAGAACCTGATGGTTCTTATGTAGAAAGTATGCGGTTCTTCCCTTCTCGTGGGACGGACAACCCTTTACCGGACGACATCAAGCTGGTGGTAATGGAAGAGGCTGGACAAATTCCGCTGTCCTTGTTTTTGGCGCTGTTTGAAGCTTTACCGGAAGCCCAATACATTGCACTCGGGGACTTAGGACAGATCGGTGCTGTGGGTGGAATGTCGGTGCTCGGCGCGTTCCTGTCGGCTCTTCCTTCTATAGAGCTCACCCATGTCTACAGACATGGCGGGCCGATCATGGACTTAGCTACTGCTCTGCGTAATGGCACTACAGCGGGGCTAGCTCCTAAGACTATTGACAAGGTAGAAACTACGGAATCAAGAGTTGTACGGGCAACCTTTGCCCAGCCCCGACTACTTCCGGGAGCTGCTATGGACCAAGCTGCCGCATTATGGTTTCAGCTGTGGAAGTCTGGTCAGTACATTGCAGGACTCGACATGGCCTTATGTCCTCAAGACCCTGACACTGACCTAGGGGTGGAGAAGTTCGGTATCAGTGGAATCTGGGAGCGGTATGCTCCACGCGTTGACGAAGTTCTAGGACGTGCAACACATTACGTTAGCACCGCTTCTGGGCCGGTAGTGGTAGCAGCAGGAGATGTGCATTACGTGGACTCATCGGACTTGGGCAAGAAGAATTATATGATAATTCGTATTGAGCACAATGAGCGTTACAAGGGGGCGAAGTATGCACCCGCTAACTATGGCACACGCAACCCCCTGTTGTGGAAAGCGTATGCCGACGCTGAGTTTGAGACAGGTGGTGTGAACCTAAACCTGTCAATTGCTGAACTTACAGGCGACGATCTAACCATGTTCGATGCCATCACTTCTGGAAACATGGACAATGCCTTTGAGTTGTTGAAAGACCATCGTAAAGGGAGGCAGGCTACGCATAAGATTTACCTGCTCGATGTTGACCAGCTTGAGACATTCCTGCTGGAGATGGGATTCGAGGGCGATGTACGGGATAAATATCTAGGATACATATTGAACCGTCTGCGCAACTTCGCACTTACCTGTGACTACATGCAGCTGGAGAAGGGAGCGGTATTCAGTCAGGGTGAGTTTGAGTCCATGCTGTTAGTGGAGCTTTCGTCTCTGGGCATAGGGGCTTATCTTGAAGGCACTCTTATCGTGTTAACAGCAGGGGCAGACGTAGGTAGTATCCTGCCTCCGATGATCTCTATACACAAGGGGCAGGGGTCGCAGGGTCGCAACGTTTTCTTCACTACCCACGATTCAGTTGGTCTCAACTGTGCGGAGTCAGGATATACCGGATGCACTCGTGCTCGTAAAGTGTTGTACACCGTAACGCACGGGGACTACTGGGGGGATCACCCCTCAGTTCCTGAAGGGTTGAAGACGCGGAGCAGCGTGAAGCGGTTCACTATCCAAGGCGCAACCAAAGATGAAAAGGTTGCCTCGTACCAGAAAGCAATGGCGCGTGCAGATGTTACGCAGTCAACTCTCGAAGAACGGGAAAAACTGAAACCGATACTCAAAATTCTGGCTATGCCCAAAGGAGGGCTGTGATGAGACAAGCTTGGATGAGGCTGCAAGGTCTCACAGTCGAAGAGACTTTAAAACTAGTTATGATTCTACGCCTTGCAAAGCAGGCTTCAGAATTATCCCCTGCAACATATGACTCAGCAGCTCAGTATCCTGTGTACTCTTCGTTGGTGGCTGCCTTAGACTACATAGGCGTGCTAAATCTCACAGATGATTACCCGCCCTCGAACCGTGGCGCTACGTCTTCGTTGATACAGTATGTCAGCCGGTGTAAAGCAGGGTCGTGGAACGAGGCAGCTGCTAGGATTAAACAGAATGTTGTAGCCATGATGATGGCAACTCACAAGTTAATATCGACAGTGCGCAATGATATTCCTGAGTTGTCTCCTGAAGAACTTGAACACGCTGTAAAAAATCTGGGCAAAGCCTTAGCTTTGAAGCTGCTCACGTCTCCGGCACTAGAACTACGGATGGTAACTGAGTATCATCGTGAGGGCTTGAAGATTGTTAAGACCTCCCCTATCCACATTAAGCTTACAACAGGAGCAATCCAATGAAGACACCGCTCAAAATGTCAATGGCTTTAAAACCTGCCAGCACTGTGAAGACAGCAGCAGGGATGCAGTTAACCGCTGAGAAAACAGGAGACGTTAGACCAAAATCTGTCTCTGAGTTCTCCAAGGAAGTGGGCGCTCCCACTCCACTGCCAATTGATAAGTTGGTAGATATGGCATTCCCTGCTAAATCCGCAGGGCAGTATGCTGGCCACGCAATCCTTGACGGGATGATCGCAGCGTTAGGGGAGGACTTGACTAAGCGGTCAGGTTCTGCTTGGCAGGGCAGGCTTGTAGATGTAGCTGCCATGTTACGCGATGACCCAGACGTTCTCACTGTTATATCTGACGAGGGCATACGCACAATCATGGCAGGGATTGAGATGTTCGGTAGCACAGATGTCAGCAGGGCTAAGAAGGAAGTAGTTAAAGAGGCCAAGCTGGACAGCGATACAATGGCACAAGCAAACTTGTTCTCAGATGCCGTGTCTGATGTGGAATTTAGCTTCGACTTTGATATGGATTAGTTAACGTAGCCCCCCGACAAAGCCATTATAGCATCATAAAATCTAAATAGTCAAGTGCGTCTGCGACGCCGAAGGTTATTTTTAGCTTGCTAAAAATAACACTTGACAAATTAGATTTTATGTGCTATACTGTCTCAACGGGGGTCGAGGATTTTTATATGAGAGATCATGAGAGCGCCCAGAGCAGGGCAAACTTGGATGCAAAAGTTCAGGCCATTTTGACAGCCTCAGACGGTGGCGTAAGTCCTACAGGATTAAAGCAGGCATATGCCTGCCAGCGTTCCTACTTGCTAGGAACTACGCTTCAAGTGTATCAGCGGGAAGACAACGTACACTTCCAATTCGGAAATGCGTACGGCGCAGGCTGTGCAGAGATTGCGCAGTTATATTCACAGGATAAAGAGTTAGCGTTGGCCAAAGGTGTGGTAGCTGCTTTGACGTACATGCCCCTTGATGCCTCGTTCAAAGGCAAGAGTTGGATATCCCTGTTGGCACAGTTGAAAGCCTTCTGTGATGTGTGGGCAACTTATCTGGCGGAGGGTTGGGAGTTTGTGGCTACAGAGCATAAGCTTAAGATTATAACTCCATCTTTGAAGTTGAACGGAACGTTCGACTTGAAGATTCGCAACAAGCTTACAGGCAAGTACAGAATCATCGACCTGAAGACAACTGGTTCGGACTTCTACTACAACTGGAGTACGGAGCAGCAGGTGTTATTCTACACCCTGCTACAGTATATCTACAACGAGGTTGGTGGATACCGTGAAGTCTTTGAGGCCGGAGAGTATCTGGTAGCAACTGTGAACGAGGAAGGGCTTAGTGTCAAGACTGTTCAACTGGACTACGCTGTGTGCGTGGACATGCTGGATAGTATGCTATCCGAGTCCGCGAGACTGTATGAGAATGTTCAAGCATTCGCCACGACGTGCGCTTCCAGAGGATTCACAGAAGCTGTTCGTAAGATGCCGATGAACCCTGCTAGTTGTGTGCGTGGGAACTTTCGTTGCTCGTACGAGATGATCTGTTTGGGCGGTGCACCTGCTTACGTTGGGGATGTTCCCGATTCGCGAAGACCGTCAAGAATTGTTGATGTTAAAACATCAATGCCGACGGTGCGTAATGCTCTTGACCGCTTGCGACAAGACCTGTTAGATCAGATTCCAAAGATGATAGCTGAAGACTTTGGGCACGACCTTGAAGATTATAGTTTCGATTAAGTGAGGGTTATATGTTTGAATTCAATAAAGCGGAGGCTTACAAGAGCCTCTGTGTGTACGGGCCGCCAGTCACAGGCAAGACTGAAATGGTAGTCTCCCTGCTGAAAGCTGGGCATGTTGTGTGGTATATTGATCTTGATCGCAACACAGCTCCGTTCGAGGCAGCCTCCCCAGAAGTGCTAAAGAACTTACGATACCTGCGGATAAGCGATAACCACGTGACTGGCAACATCGTAACAAGTCTTAACGCTTTGAAGGTTGGCAAGTTAGTAGTTTGCCAAGATCATGGCGTGTTCCAATGCCCTGTGTGCAAGAAGGCTGAGCCTCCTAGACCAATGCTAGAATTTAATCTGGGAATGATGGGGCGAGGAGACATCTTGGTTCTTGACTCGTTCTCGGTTGTGCACGGCAGCGTGTTGCGTAAAGTGATGGCACACAACAGCATAACTCCAGAAGATATGCAGCGCATGGAGACTACATTCTATGCGGCCGTGGCGAACTTGACAGCTCCTATCTGGGAGTTGTTCTGTAAGCCTCCGCAGCCCGTGAACACGATCATTCTTACGCATACTAAGAACAAAGCACCGACTTTGATTAAAGACCCTCCGCCGCCGTACTATGTACCGAATGCTGGGTCGGTAAACTTCTCTGCTGAATCGGCAGGGCGTTTGCTAGGTGCTTTGTGGTATACAAGAGTAGGCCAGCCCCCGATGTACGGAAGTTCACGGACTGAACGCTTTGACGCATTTACGCGCAGCGTAGACCCTGAGCTTTTCAAGGGTAAGAGTTTAGGTGAAGCTGCTGTCATGTACTTCGCAAGTACAAGGGCTGCGCCAGCACCGAAATAAATTAATGAATAAGCGCAAGCTTATTCACAATGTCTGTAACACATCGCGGACATTAAACTCTGATGTGCGCAAACTAACCGTAATATTTAATATGCCTAAAGGCAAAAGGAAACAATCATGACTACCGATTACACAAATGCTTTCGCTGACGAAGAAGTTGCAGTTGCTAACGAGATTTCAATTGTTAAGATCGACGCTGAGAACGCAGGAGACTTCAACTTTGACGACGAGGAGGAGGACTTCAGTGGTGCTACCTTTACATCAGTAATGGAGAAAGGAAATTACGTGATACGAGTAGACGAGTTCACCGTTCCATCTGCTATCGTTGTTCCCGGAAAAAACGGAGGACGCCCTATCCCCCGCGCTCGTGGCATTAAGGCAACAGTAATCTTTGACATCAAGAACAGTAAACAAATGGAACGCAAAATGCCAACAACGTTCTACATTGTTACTAAGGAAGGTGCGAGCTCTCCTTTCGGCGCTGGCCAGTTAGCAACAGCTTATGCTGCTATCCATACAGCGACGCAAGCCGATGAGATGGGAACTACGTCAGCCTCTTGGAAGAAGGCTATGGCACAGACGCTAGCGGCTATTGTTGCTGGAGAAATCAAGCAAGTGGATATCCGTGCTAATGGTGTTGGAATGTTGTTACAAGTACCGATCACTGTACGCGGTGAGCGGGAAGTGAAAGGTGCAGATGGCAATACCCAAACATACAGCGCTTCAAACGAGATGAACTGGTCTAAGGCCACTCTCGTTCCTGATGCAGTTATGGATGCGTTAGCCGACCAGTAATGAGCTAAGGCTCGACAACGACGGAGGCCTAGGCCTCCGTTTTTGTTTAAGGACTTAAGAAAATGAACAGCTTTAAAATACGCTTTCCTCCTAATTCGGAGAAGGCTACTGCGCAAGCAGTGATTCTTCACAACAAGAAAGTTGTTCTCAGCAATGGGGCAGCGGACTTATACTTTACAACCCTGCTTAATGAGAGCAAGAACGCTGAAGACTTTAGAACTAAGATTGGGCAGATTCTGTACACAGTAAATCTGTTCTTAAAGCCTGGCTCTCCAGCATCCGCAGCGACTGCAATTGCTGAAGCGCTAGCCAATACGTTTGAAAGTCTCACAGGTTCGTTAGCTGCTAACAATTTGTGGGTTAGCGTCACGTTTGACGTGGATGTGTTTCTTCTTGATAATGACGAAGTCATTAAGGAGTATTTTGATGGCAAGAAAAATATCGGCTGGAAGTCTAACTAGACTTCTATCGGAAGCAGGGGAACAAAAGCTCCGGCATAAACCACATTATAAATTGTCGGCAGGGTACAAGACAGAGCGTGGGCACTTAGCCCGTGAGCGTTGGCAGATCAGTGGATACTATGTCATCTCTCCACCTGTTCCTGCTACGCCTGTCGGATACCTTGGAGATTTGCAAGTTCTCCCAGACTACGATCAGTGTGTAGTCGGTTCACAGTTTTCTGCTCTTCCAACGTATGAGCCTGCTGCTCAACGAGCTATGCGGGTGCACATCTGCGAAGCTATCAGCCCTGTGGACTTAGAGAATGGTGGCGACCCTGTTGAAGAAGACTTGGATTCTCCTCCAGACTTAGCGCCATTTAGTGCTGTGCAAGTTCCTGAGGTGTATGCGCGGGCAGGGTCTTCTCACTGGTCGCACAACTCACGACCTATTTTATTTCTATAGGAGTCTACAATGTATGCAGTAGTGGTGGAAACACCAATAAAGAACGCCTCCAAATCTGTATACGTTTGGGGAGCACCTTCCACGATGCGCAGAATGATGACCATCGTCCCCTACTATGCGTTCAGAAAATACATGGCTGAGCACGGGGCTAAGCTTGAAGGTGTGATTGTTACAGGAAAGAAAAGTCTGGAAGTCCTAGAAGGTTACGGGGTTCACGTTAGGAACGCTGGTGTAGCTTACGGGACTTTGCACGGATGCGCAGATAGACTGAAGCTCAAAACAAATGTAGGTGCTCGCTATGTGATTTGTGTCTGCGCTCCTAGCATAGACGAGATGAATGCCGGTGGCAGGACAGCACGCTTTATGTACATGCGCTGGCTTCAGAAAATCTCTGAGCCTCAGCGCTTCGTGAAACCTGCCATCTTATCTTGGTCGGATGCTGCGGATTCAGGGGGTGGGGTTCTTGAAGAGTGCCTCAACTCCCCTGACCTTCGTTTCATAAGTATAGACTTAGAGACGACCAAAGAGATAGAGACACGCAACCCTAACACTGGCGAGTATGTCAAGGTTAGAGGGGTAATTGATTTGGCAGGGTACTGCTTCGCTTTCCACGACCCTGAAGCTGGGTGGTATTACAGAACTGTAGTGCATGATATGACCAGCATGATTAATCTGGAATGGCTTCGCTATGTATGTAACTCTGACACACCGAAGACACTACAGAATGGCTGCTACGACTTAGCCTATCTAACAAGGTGGCAAGTACCTTTGCGCAATTATGTGCATGACACCATGTACTGGATGAAGTCAGTGACCCCGTTTCTATCAGGGTACTACAACTTGCCTTCCATTGCAACCTTCTACCTGCTAACTTCAGCATACTGGAAGGATGGACGTAAAGCGCAGACTCGCTACGAGTATAAAGAGTACTGTGCACGTGACTGCTTGATGACTGCCCAGATAGCAGTAGGTCAATTATCTCTGACTAGCAAGTACACGTTCAACAACTTCTCATCGCGCTTCTACACTGTGCCAGTTACGCTGACTGCTGAGATGCGTGGCGCTCTTTTAGATGAGCAGGTTTATGAGAAGACAGTTCGTGAGTACGAACTGAAGTCTGTAGTGGCTGCTGAGAATGTACGGAAGTGGACAGGGGTCGGGCCGAATCAATCTGCTAGACTGCTGCCCATATTCAAAGGATTTGAACTGCTAGCCCGCAAACTTAAGATGCCTGATGTGCAGACAATAACATCGACAGATACGAAGAACAGAGCCAATCTGGTGCTGTTCCATCCATTGGCTTCTAAGCTTGCAGAGGAGATTGCAAATGCCAGACGATATGAAAAATGGTTGTCCACCTACCTCAAGGTGGAACTTTGGAGTAGTGAGAACAATGCGGGATATGGACGGGAAGGTAGAGTCTATCTCTTCCGCCTTGATCCGTTTGGCACGGAATCCGGTAGACTTTCCAGTAGTAGTAGTTCATTTTGGGCAGGAGGTCCAGGCCAAAACATTCCTAACGAACTTAGGAAAATATTTAAAGCGCCGGAAGGGTTTGTTTATGCTGGGACAGACGCCCCCCAATCCGAAACTCGCACTACTGCGTATTGTAGTAGGGAATCCAGACTCCGAGATGTCGTTGAAGGAATACATGATTTCCACTCATTTAACGCGAGTGCCTTTTTCGGCATCCCGTACAATGAGATTTATGATGACGCTTCAGGCAAAAAGTTAAACAAAGAACTCAGAGACTTAGCGAAACGTGTGAATCACGGCGCTAATTACAACATGGGGGCATTTGTTTTACTTACAACTATCGGTGTCACAAATGTTCGCAGGGCGCAGCGATTGCTGAACCTCGACAGTTCGTGGTCTTTGATTCAAGTGTGTGCATACCTGCTACAGTCGTTTGACAGAACATATCCCGGAATTAGAGGACGCTGGTACTTTGAACAGATTCAGAAGGTTCTAAAGACTGGCAGGCTCGGGTGTGTATCAGGGTATGCGCCTTTAGTATTGACCAGTCCTCTTGATTCAAAGATGAATCTAAATTCCATCGTGTCTTTAGACCCGCAGAATTGGAGCGTGTACATAAGTTTAGCGGCTGCAAACAATTTGTTGTCCGCTGAGTTGGGTGGAAGTGGCATTAAGTATCTACACCAGATGCATGACGAGAACTTAACCCTAGTGCCTACGTCGGCAGGGCACACGGTTAAAGATATAGACGACTACTTTAGAAGGCATTGTGCTAATGAACAGACGATGTCTTGGACGTGGCATGACGGGTCGCAAGCTAAGCTTGTAATTCCGGTGGGCGAAACAGTGTTCGGCACTCATTGGTCTGACATGAAGGAAGACCCTGTAGTAAGAACAGACGATTACCTTGAAAAGAGCGTAAGCTCTATTGGAGTTTAACATGGAAGGATTGGCTTGGTTGGTAGGTATACCATTGGCTATAGTTGTGCTTGTGTGGGCGCTGTCTCTGTGCGGCGGGGCTAAAAGCGCCTTAGATGAGAACGACAACCACCATTAAATTGTGTCCTGCGGGGGCAAGCCCATTGTAAACTATATTTTTATAGTTGTCAAGGGTTTGCTTCGCCGCACCATCGGTGCGCCCTTGACAACAATCAAAATATGGTTTACAATATCTTCAGCCCACCGGAGGCAAAAATGTACCAGTATAAGATACAAAATATGATGGAAGAATTCAGAACAAAATTCGGAGCTACACCTCTGTACCTTCGGATAAGTCCTGAACGATTTGAAGAGTTCGTCTCTGAGCTGAAAGAAGACCAGAGTCAATTTAAACCGCTGACTAAAGAAGTGTGGCAAGAAGCATTGGACTTCACAGCTTCTCATTACACGAACACTAGCACTGCATTCTTTAATGAGATGCGTGTTCTGGAGTTTACACCTGTTGCTATGTACGCAGGGATGTTAGTTGGAACGTCACCATTATACACAGAGATGGCAGTATCTTTTAAAGTTAGCGTAGAGATGGACACAGAAACTTCAGGAGTTGTTTATGAATCTGCACTCTTCAATACCTAAGGGCTTAGCTTCGTGGTTGAATATAGTAGAAAAGTTTGAAGCCCCTTACATCTACACGTATTGGGCAGCGATCTCGGCAACAACTGCTGTGATGGGTAGAAAGGTAGCCATATCCTACATGGCGCAGGACTTGTTTGCTAACATGTATACCCTGCTAGTGGGTGAGCCTGCTTGCAAGAAGTCTACTGTTATCAACCAAGCCTCTGAGTTTATGCGCAGAGCAGGATATAAAAGATTTGCTCCTGACAACACCAGCAAGCGCGAACTTGTAAGAGAACTGATGACCGGCAAACATAAGAACAGACAGATAGAAGCTACAGGAATGGCTAAGCGTGTGGCTACCATTGCACCTTGGAAGACTGTCCCTGATGAATTGACACGGGCTACAGTGTTAGCGTCTCTTAACGCTCACCTTGAAAATCAAATTAAAGCTAACTCAATGCTGGCCGAAGCTACAATCTCTGTGCCTACAGATTTCGAGGATGCGGCTTTTAAGCTAAGCGAAGATGATCTGTCGATTGAACAGGAGACTGGAGACATGGCAGTGTGGACTGATGAGTTTCAACAGCTCTTCGGCCGTGCTCCAATCGAAGCCTTGCAGTTACTACAGAAACTATGGGACTGCCCCTATGAGCATCAAACTCCTGAAGGCATTATATACCAGCCGTTCATATCAATCTTCTCTGCTATTAACCCAAACGCATTTAATAAAGTATTTGAAGCCAGAGACTTATCTCAAGGGCTACTGCCAAGGATGATACTTGTATCTGCCCAGCCAAGCGGGCGCACACTCTCTCCGTTCAATATTGTAAAGCGGTTAGATTTAGAAGATGACGTAGTGGCGATGTTGGTGCGAGCAGGTCAGATGTCAGGCTCTATGTATCTTAGTAAAGAGGCTAGCATTCTGTATGCTCGTATAGTCCAGCGAGTAACTCCTGAGATCGTAGCGGCTGATGCACGGTTCGTGCACTATTCGCAGCGCCGTAATGTGCAACTGATCAAGATGGCGATGGCGCTGCAAGCAATGCATGGCACGTATGAGATTGACAGAGAGACCCTGCTGTTGGCAAACACTATACTGTGCTACACAGAAACCGGTATGAGCGAGGCTCTCGGCGAATACGGGCTTAACAAGGATACGACAGCCTCACAGGCTATCATGTCTGTATTGTCTTCAAGCTCGACAGGCATTAAACTTCCTGAGCTTATACGACGGGTGCGTAACAGCTGCCCTGATAACGCAGAAGCTGTATCGGCGATTGCACGTTTAAGCAACGTTGGTAAAATCATTACAAGGGGTGAAGGACCGCAAGCCACCATATACAAGGTGGAGCAGAATCATGCAAAGTGGGCGCCGCTCTTCGGCGACGTAATAGAACCTACAATGTTACCTGAATGGGAAGCATTGCTAGGAGCTGGAGGATAACAGAATTATGGAATTGAAATGGGACGACTGCTACTACACTCAGAACGGGGCAAGCTGGAAGAGTATGGTTAGCTGCGGGGCTGCTTGTATAGCAACGCTGCTCCATGCTAAGACCGGCAAAACTCAAGATGTGTGTAGCATTAGAAACTCGGTGGACGCTAAGCTTGCAAAGATTCAACACGTTTGGAATTATCAAACACTTGCGTCTGCGCTAAATGACCATGACATCGAATCACGGCTTGTAGACTTGCAATCTGTACTGGCAACTCATCGGAAGGGACATGTCTATCTTGCACTTTATAAACCAAAAGGAATACGAGAAGACCGTAGACCGAACATCTCACAGATTGTATCGAACTGGAGGCGTACTTGCTTAGTGACATCTATTAATCTAGTGAACGATACGTGTAAGATATCAGAACCGCTGGAGTCTGGCGGACGGGACGGCAGGGGATTGATATACCCCTACAAAGAGCTAAGCCGTGCCGTAAAACAGGCTGAATGCTCGCAGCTTCTGCGAGTGTATACTTTTAATTGGTAATTATTGGAGATTCAAAATGAACGCAGAGTTAAACAAAATCTTAGCTGAACGTGGTAACACTCATGGGGACTTTAGTCAGAGTTCTTTTTTAGTGCAGGGTATGAAATCAGATGCACGGCACTCAGCCTCAATGGAAAATGTATACCTGAGCCCTGTTCAATGGGAAGCATTGGATAATATATTCGGAAAGATCGGACGCATCGTATGTGGTGATCCTTCTCATGTAGATAGCTGGGTTGACATTCAAGGATACGCTAAGCTGGCTGAAGACAATACAAAGCAAAACATTGCTCAGCGTTTAGAGACTGAGCATAAAGCACGTGAGTGGGAATTAGGGCGCGGCCAAAGAGGGATTGCCTCACCGTTTCTCGAGCCTGCACCATGTTTAGACCCTGACTGCGCTGTGTGCCCCCCACGTTGGACGAAGGATAAAAGCCACGAGCCTACAGACCCAAACCCAAATTATGTTGGCAGTGAAGATGTTGCAGAAAGTTTGTTGGATGCTCTAATTATGGTGTTAAAAGAACAGCATCTTAAAGGATAACTAGGAGTGTAAGATGGATTCTGCGATTGTAGCTGATAGCATACGCAAACTTAAACTAGATGACGTGTTCTGTGCTTTGTATATAGCAGCAAAGTTTAGAGATTGCGCAGTACCAGATAAATTTATAACGCTGGGCAATCATCTGGCAGAGACGTACACCCAGCCGGTAAAGCCTAAACAAACGTCATTCCAGTTGTGCCGCAAGTGCAGGTCAGTTATTAATCAAGGGCAGGGCTACCATCTAATCTGGCAGGCTTGTTCTAAATGCAGTCCAATAGCTCTTACTGATGTGTACGCATCTAAGATTTGCAACGTATGGTTTAATGACCCGCCGGACAAGCCCATTATACCAGCCTAGTAATAAATGTCAAGGACGCAGCCGCTACGCGGGACTGGCTATGCCAGTCTCCTTGACATGAATTACTCAGGCTTGGTACAATGTCTTGTGCCGGAGGCTCTTTTTTAATTCCCTAGTACAGCCCTGTACTGTGCTAGTGCAGCATCACTCTTGCCGACGGTTCTCTCCAGCCGTTGCGCTAAATCTTCTTTAGCTTTCAACAACTGATCGGATAGGAAGCCTTCAAAGTTTCCTGCCGTCCCACCAGAAGACACATACTTCCGTGCCCACTTGTTAACAGATTCAGGGTCTGAAATGTTTTCAGGATTCGCTGAGTACATAGTTCTAATCTCCTCCCCTAAAGCAATCTTCCTCTTAGCATCTAGCGCCTTGTGTGCAAGGATGCGCTGTTGATACGAAGATGCGATTACTTGGTTCAAAGGTTTCAAACCTGCGATACGAATTGCATCCGTAGATACATCCCAAATGTCATCATGATACATTACAGTGCTATAGTTGTTGTCAACAGCTTTGCCCCGTGCGATGTCCATAATGCCAATCAGTGGGCGGTTCAGCCCAATGTTTATAAAACCCTCTGCAACAGTTTGAACAACAGGTGCTCCGTATGCGAGCTTCTGTGCCGTCTCTCCAATAGACCCGATAGCTTTCATAGCTGCATTTACAACAGGCAACTCTGAAGGACTGGTCGGAATTAACAAAGGAGTTCTGGGAGTTAACGTACCACGAGTATGCAAACCGCCCTGCAACAGCCAAGCCCCTGCACCGTATAGCAGGAAATCAGATGCATCACGTTCGTTGATCTTAGCACCCAACGCTGTAGACGCAGCTCCGTAAACGTCAGTACGCCCTTCAGTTCTTGAGGCGATGATGTTATTCATCATTTCAAATCCCGGAAGTGACTGCGCACCGAAGAACGTGCCGTTCAGTGAAGCGATAGCTGCTAGAGGAGCTTTACTTCCAGAGTCCGCATAACGAAATACGTTACGCATCATGTGGAACATATAGCTTTGGTACAGACTGACTGCGATACCTGTAACACCTTGGAACAGTCTAGGCTTCTGCACAGGGTTTGTGATTGCATTAACACGTCTGTTGAACGAGAACATGAAATTCCGCAGGTCTGATTCTTTCATGCCAAGAGCTTTGCCTAAAGATTCAGCCATGTGCAGGGCTGCGTATTGAGACATCATACCACTTTGTGCACTAGGGGTTGCTAGGAAGTCCACCATCTTTGTTCCTGCTTTAGCAACCTTAGACATGTGGCTGTTAAGCTGGGCAGAAGTCTTAGTGAATGTCGTATCTAACCTCATATCCTCGAAAGCATCTCGGATAACTTTATTGCTATCTACAGCCAATCCCCAATCCTGCCACCTTTGCAGGTCTGCCTTTCCTTCTGCTGTGAAGTATCGGCCATACCCTGCCGACATTGCTTTAGCTGTAGACCACATGCCCATGGTGCTGTCTCTGCCTTCGGCTTTGCCAGCCCCAAACAGTCTTTCCCATTCCCGCGAGAAGTTGGCCTGAGTTTCTGGACTAGAGCTTTTGGCCAGAGTTTTCAGGTACTGCATCTCCCCGCCTGCTTTTACAACAGCCCCTAACAGGTTCACTGCGTAATCTGCATAGTCCAGTCTTAACAACAAGGTACTTTGCACTAGGTTCATCATAGATGCGTATCTGCGGATGTCCTCAGGGGCAATGGTAGTTTCACGCATCAAGCGATCTGTAACATAATTCCCCATTGGCAGGCCGATGCCTTTATCATTCAGCGCCTTCTCAACTAGCTTCCCTTCCTCTTCCCACATTGCTACACTAGCCTGAGCCTTTTTGTATCTCAGCTTGTGGAACACCCCTGACGTTTCAGTCAAAGCTTTAGCAGCCCAAGTTTCCAGTGTATTATTGAACGCTCTCCAACTGCTCGCGCCTGCGTTGTCAGCCCCTAGCAGGGTAGACAGCACTTGCTCGAAGTCAGATGCTTTTTCTTTTACAGCAACACCAGTGCCGAATTTCACCTTAACACCATTGACAGGATTAAGATTTGTCAGCTGTCTCATATCATGTTGAGAGATCAATGTGTTAAGTTGTGAGATGTCTTCGGCAAAGTGCAGCTCTACAGCTGAACGGTGTACAGATGTGACCTGCCGTCTGAACCATTCCACATCTTTGATTACCAAAGCTGCGGCATCAGTCTCAGGAGAAATTCCTTGAACCTGCCCACTTCTCATTAAAGAGCTATTAACAGTGCTGGTCTTCACCACATCCCCTGCCCATTCCCATTGCATCTTAGCAGTCTTGTACGCGTTGATGTCCCCTGAAGTTTGCTGTGTCCAGTTCAGCCCGTTACGATTAGCATGTGCTAATGCGTCTTGAACCTGCTGCTCTAGCGCTTCTTTAGTGTTGGCCACGATGCGGTAAACGTTGCTAGCTTTAGGGCTTAAAGGATTTGAAGCCCCCTCAACAATGAACGTCATATGGTTGTAGTCACGAGGTGGCAGGTAGAGCGCATCTTGAAGGATGTTCACATCATTGCCGTATGCATTCTCCACAGCCAACTTCTTGTTCAGCACGTGCTCTTTGTTTAAGGCTTGCATATTTGCGACGTAGGCTTTTGTAGCAGGGTCGTTGATTCTGACATAAGCTCTGTTAGGAACCAGTTGCTGAAGAACTGTGCCTTCATCAATTCCCTGCTTAAGCCCCTGAACTACAGAATCAACTGCACCCTCAGCAACATATAGCCCATCAGTAACCTTAATAAACTTCTCACTTTGCTGGGCATACCATTCGGTCAGCGCTGCGTACTCTGCGCGTGCGCTATTGGAGTCCATCAAGTCCTTAGCAAAATCCTTCATCGACGGTTCAATCTTGTGAGAGAAATATTCGTCAGACTTTCTTAGCACCCAATCACCGATGTACGAAGCCTTTGCAATGAATCCTTGATAGCCCCCTAACTGTGCCGCGTTACTGATAAAACGTTGCTGCCCGAAGCCAGTCACGTCTTCAATCCCCAACGAGTTCCCGAACGTATGTTCTAAGTCTTCGCCTAGGATTTGATTCGCTGTGTCTCGCAGGCGTGACTGCTGAATCGCCCTGTATGATTCAATGGCTGCGTAAATGTCAGCGTTGGCTGTGTCCATCATGTTGGACTGTTGATATTCCATAGCGTAGCTTTTACGCTTAGCCAGCGCAGAAGAATCAGTAATGAAGTCCGACAGGGCAACTACATCTTTGCGCCCAGTTGCATCGGTTACTTCTCCGACCGTACCACGGTAGATGGCAAACTTCTCTGAAGCCCCGATACTGTTAAGAATATCAGTAGCAGGGGCATCTGGATTAGCCTCAGCCAGCCGCTGAAACTCTTTAGCTTTAAATTCAGCCAGAGCTTTCTGTGCTTCAGTTGCATTGACCTTGTTACCTGCCACGTCGAAGAACGCAACCTGCTTGGTCTGCCCTGCCTTCGGTTGTTTAGGCTCTTTACCTAGCAGAGCACGCTCTAATGTGTAGAAGTCCTTAGCCGTGTACGCACTGAAGTTGTTGATTCCGCCCGATACCAGCGTTAAGTCCTGTGTCCTTGTTCTACTGCCTGATAGCAGGCGCATAGACTGGTACTTGAACAGGTCTGTTTCCGCTGAAAGCTTTGGCAAGTCTGCTGTGCTAACAGCGTGCTGAGTGCCGACCTTATCTGTCCAGCTTACAACTCCGTTACCTTCGTTGTACGCAAGACCACGTAGATCGCCAATGTGCTTAGTGGGCTGAGCCGTAATCTTGCCTGTATTGGAATCAACATAAGACACGGCTTTGGGATTGTACACAACCTCTGCCATATCGTCGCCAATTCCTTGGAAGAATGCGCCCATGCCAGCAAACTGTTTGGAGAACTCTCTCGGGCCGAGTTCCTTTCTCAGAGCAAAAGCCTTCTTCATAACTTCAAATTCTGCCTCATTAGTTCCAATGCCTTGGGCAATCTTAAAGTTATCGAAATCATCAGCCACAGACTTCACATTAGTTTTCAACGAAGCAGTTCTGCGCATGGCCAAGTCTGTGAGCATCTCAATCTTTTCAGTAATGCTAATCTTAGCATCATCTGCAACCATAAGGTAAGTGTCAACCTTGTCTTTACCGGCAGCCTTGAGATTGACCACGTGATAGAAGTCGCTATCGCCTGCACCTGCGGCTTTCAACTCTTCGCGTGTCACTGTACGCGCACCCAACTTAGAAATCATCTGGTTCAACTGACTGTTGTCAGTCCATGCAGACGTTTGTACAGATTTGAACGAGTGCAGGTTGGCCATCATGTTGGCAACTTCTTCACGCCCTTGAGGTGTTGCTAACTTACTGCGCACTAATTCACGCATAGGGGCAATTTCGTCTGCTAAGTTTGAAGCTCCTGAAGCTTTCTTCGGGAACATCTCATTCAGCACTAAGTTCATATCTTTCTCTGCTTCAGCCAAGTTCAGATTACGGGCATTCTCTTGCACAGGATTGGCAGGCTTGAGCTTAGAAATCTTTTCGTACTCGCCGATAACCATAGCCATCTTATTCCCTGTGGGGATGTTAGAAGGTCTGTTACCGATTGTGCTTGAAAGACTTCTGTATGTGAATGGGAACTCATCCACGTTGAAGGCTGCTGATTTTACTTGAGCCACTTTAGCAAGAGTTGCACGGCCGGATAAGAATCCACCAGCTCCCCCTTGAATAACCGAGCCTAGAGCAACCGAAGTTCCGAAGCGCATGAATTTCTCCATAGAGCTTAGACCGTCATCGTTCAGAATCTCACCGAGGTTCAACGACGCTTCAACAGCAGCCCCAATGAATGCACCTTCAACCATTTGCTGGCCGACAGAGTTCTTCCACACAGCTGATCTGTAGGACGCAACCTTGGCGGTAGAACCCACAGTGCTGTAAGCAGCTGCCATCTCATCAGCAGACCTTGCGGCCGCAGCCCCAAAACCTCCGAAGAGATTCATACTTGTTTTGCCAAGCTTACCAGCTTTAGCAGCTTTGATAGTCAAAGAAGCAGCCGCGCCCGGAATTACACTGGCAACTAAGTCCCCTGCTAAGTTATAGCCCCATGCACTTTTGTTGTATGCTGACCCTAAATTGCCACCGTCATTGTCAAGCTCTTGACCAATATCGTAGGTAGTCACGTCGTCGTCTGCGACACCTGCCCACTTACCAAGTTCAATTGCATTGTTAGCCAGACCATACACAGCAGCGTTTGCAGTGATGTACAATCTATCTAGTAAAGTTGGAGAATCTCCAACATCTTCACTTAGCTGGTCAGCTAAGCTAACAGTTCTCATTGCGTTGGTAGAATTTACACGAGTCTCTGTATCATATGCAAACATAAAATCTCCTCGGCCCGTAGGCCTATTATACAATATTGTTCTGAGTTCTGTCAAGGGCGCAGCAGCTTCGCTGGCGGACTTTGTCCGCCCCTTGACAGATCACAGAAAATATTGTATCATGTCTTGTCGGGCGGGGATATTTTTAAGGCTGGGTCTGCCAAGGATAGCGGTCAGCCTGACTACCATAGCTAAATAGCTCAGCCGGTAAGTCTTCCCTGAATAAAGGCGCTCCTGTTACATCATTGAAGATGGAGGCTGCGGCATTCATAGTAACTTCACCTTTGCTGATAGTAAGTAGCCTTGTTACGTCGACTTGAGAAGACAAATCGTAGGTTGCGTCTCCGTACCCTGTGATACTTGATAACCCTACATCCAAGCGGTCAATCTTAACCAACACTGCTCCATGCTCAGGAACGCCCAGCAAATTATATCCCCGCAGATTGTTGTTAGCTGCCCGCGCTCCTGCAAAGTAGTCCGAGATTGCGGCTGCTTTTTGCACACTGCCTTTGATGCCTGCTACGTCTAAAGCTTTAGATGCCTCAGTTACCATGTCAGCGTACGAGCCTGCCCCCGACCCTTTGCGTTCAGCTTCAATCTGGGCGAACCTATCAGCAATTGCCTTGCCTCCCTGAGATTTAACGTAAGGCGCTACAGCATTGGACGGGAGTAGTCCGTAAATTGTTGATGCTGTTGGGGCAGATGCGATTCCAACGGGGGTATTTTGAATCCGTTTCATCTCCTTCACAACTATAGACTGGTCTAACATATCCAGCGCTTCCTTGCCCCTGCCAGCTTCGGCAGCCCCATCAGCGTTCGCCAGCCTTGATGCGATATCGTGTGCATTCCCAACTGTCAGGCTTAAAGCGGGATACTTAGAGTTAGTACCTGTAGCGCCTAGTTCTTGCAGAACTTCGGCAGCCTTACCAGAGTTCATCGCAACACGTCCGCCTGCGCTGGCGGCGATCAAAGCAGGGCGGACACCTTTAGAATACCCTGCGCCTTTCAACATGTCGGCAGATGGCATACTCTGAGGGGGCAGGCCGATAGATGTCCAACCTTGTTGAAGAATTGCGGCATCGTTTTCAGCGGCTTTGTATTCTTCAAATTTAGTCTCGGCTTCTTTGCGGGTAAGATTCTCAGTGATGGGGGCTAAACGAATAGTTCCTTCGTTCTGAACGTTCCCTGCTTGAATAGCTTTAGCTCCAGCTCCTGTAGATGCTTTTGCGTATGAAGTCTGATAGTCTGCAATAGCATTGTTATAGTCTGTAAGTGCAGCGTATCCTGCGGCTGTCTGCAATTGACCAGAAGTTTCAAGCGCTTTAACAGCTGCGAGCTTTGCCTTTACGATTGGCAGCTTGGCTTGGGTCTCGGCTGTTGTTGCCATACTAGCTAGCTGCTGGTCGGCAACTTGTTGAGGAGCGAGCTGGATATCTTTAGCTAATTGAATAGCTGCCTGCTGGACTCCAATCTGTTGTGCCTGCTGTTGCAGGGGGATTGCTTGAGTCTGTGCTTGTTGCTGAACCAGTCCTTGCTTAGCAGACTCGAGACCGATAACTTGGGATTCAACCTGCACTGGAAGCATTGCAGCTTTCATCTGCGCATCCTGTCCTTGCAGCATAACTTCTTGTGCTTTGATCTGGGTGTTAGCTACACCAGTCTGTGAATCTGAAGCAACACCGTACAGACTTGCCAGAGCAGATACCCCTTGAGTCTGGGCTTGGAAGGCTTCCAAAGGTGCACGAGCTTGAGCGATGCCAATATCTTTCTGAATGCCCGCCAACTGTAGATCGGCATTTAGCCGGTCTCTCATGATCTGGGGGTCTTGCAGTGTCATAGCAGCAGCTACCTTAGTCTGAGAATCTAACTGCCCTTGCAAATTGCCCACAACACCGTTTAACTTATCAGACTGGGCTTTTAGTTTAGAAGCCCCATCTGTGTACCGATTACCAAACAACATCCGTTCTAAGAACAGGCCAGGCTTATCCATGATACTGGCATCTTGCACCTCTTGCTCCGCCAGAATTGTAGCGTCTAGCCTACGGGCGATGAGTGCTTGTGTGTCGTTGTACTTGTTCCACGCAGAGTTAGGGTTTAGAGGGTCGAAGTTTTGACGCTGCTGGATAGTGGTAACCAATTGTCTGCGCTGTTGGTCTTGTAGAACCAACTGATCAAAAGTATTGTTTACCGCTGTAGATGAATTGCTGTACAGCTGTTGGAGGGCACTAACCTGATTCTTTTGAATTTCATCGTAGTTAGGCATGTTTGGCATGTTAGCCACGAGACCTGCAATATTCGTGGCATTGCTTTGCTGTGCCGCCGCCGCCGCTTCTAGTGTTCTCTGCGCCTGAAGATACGGCTGATTCGAGAACATGCCTGAGATTTCCTGAGCACGAAGTACAGCAGGATTATTGGCAGTGTTAATAGGAGCAGGTGCACCAGCGGCGGAGGGCATGGCGCTTGCAATCATTTGTTGACCTGTCTGCGCTGTTGGAGGCGCTTGGAGATCAGACGTCAAAGATTGCGCTGGCGCTGCTGTAAGGGGCTGACTCCGTGTGCTCGGCCCAGCAGCTGCATTTTGCGATTGGGCTACAGCAGGAATCGTATTAGGGTTATAAGGCTTGAGACCGCCGACAGGGGCTTGCCCTGTCAGTGAGGAAGAAGCAGCTGCTGCGGATGAGACAGGAGAAGTTGCAGGAGTCTTATCCCCGTAAGCTTTAACCACATTATTAACGTAGTCAATCGTTTCTTTATACGGAGGGACTCCGTTGTTTCTATTTACAGCGGGTTCACCTGCGTTGTAAGCAGCTGCAATCTTAGTGACGTTGTTACCGTACCTGCTTTGCAACTGTCCAATAAGTTTAGCAGCACCTTCAATGTTCTGGTCAACCTTTGTGCGGTCAACTCCTAAAGCCCTTGCGGTTTGAGGCATCAGCTGGGCAACGCCATATGCGCCTTTAGGTGAGGTAGCATTAGGGTCTACCATACGGGAATTAGTTTTCAGACCTCCATTTTCCTGTAGGATAATAGTCTCTACAAGTTTAGGGTCAACCCCGTACTTCTTAGCCGCCTTCTCGATCAAGTCTTTATAAGTTGAAATGTCAACTCTGGCCATTGTAATCTCCTTAGGATTCGGCAAAATACTTTCTGTTAATCCACTTACCTGCATCCATAATAGTAAATGCAATAATAAGGATTGCAGCATCTTGGGCAAATTTTCCTGTTTTTGGGTACTCATCCATGAAGTAAGTTTTGTTCTGCTTACTATATGCACTAATGAGGGAACTGAAACTTTGCAGGGCTAATTGACCTCGTTCGATTTCGCGTTGTGCGTAGTCATTGATATTCTTCAGGACAAGTTCAGCCCCTTTACGTACAGCCCTAGCATATGCATCGTTTGCTAACAATTGCATAGTTGTAGAGTTGTAGATTCCATGTTCGCAGCCTGCACTGTAAATCTTTGGAAGGAACTCATCTGCGTACTCATGGAAGATGTTACGCACAGCATCTTTAGCGTCTGAGATTGCTTTTGCTTTGCTAAACTCATCAGACAAGTATTTAGCCGTAATAGCATTTGCAAGGTCATCAAGCCTTTGGGCTTGATTCCCTTGTAGATGGTCGGCAATAACTTCTTCTTTAATATCCGTGTTCTTATATGCGGTGGCAATACCTTTAAGTAATTCGCCAATACCGAATAGACCATCACCTTTATAGGCATCGCCTTCTTGAACCGCATTACCTTGACCACTCTGGCTAATGGTTACTGCCGACATAGTCTACTCCTTAGTTGTTAAATTCCTTCATCTTTCTGTAACGTTCCCAGATGATGAAGACAACGTTCAAAAGACCAAATCCCCAGATGGCAGGAAGTTGCCAGTTATCTGGCAGGATTTGAACGACTGAACGAATTTCGTCTGTTTGAATTAGAACCTGAGGGACTGAGGTAGAGATAGAATCAGCGGCTGCCACAGCGTCTTGCGCAGCTTTAACAGCTGCTTCAGATACACGCTGGGCTTGGGACATTGTATATCCGGCAGCCCCTGCAATGGCAGCTGTTGCACCCGTAGCGGCTACAACCGTCTTACTGTTAGACATTGTCTTAGCTCTACGGAACTCTCTGATGTCCTGCACTTTGAACCAGCTGACATTTACTTCATTGTTCTGATTGCCCCCTAGTAGGCCAACCTCTTTCTGGTCGTTGAATCCGACGACGAAGCCAACATGCCCCCGTCCATGACCGCTGTCAATCACAGCAATATCCCCATATTTAACATCTTTAAGTTTAACAGGGATACCCCAATCTAAGAATGACAGGGCAGCTGCGCTTTTAGTGCGTGCAATATCCGAACGCATCAGCACCCAATTTACAAAAGCTGCACACCAAGGCACTGCATCATCTGTGGCATGGTAGGAAGTGGATGTAAAATACTCCACAATTTGGCTGTTATTCTCAGCTCCTTCAATTTCTCTCTGCCCTAATTGTGTTTGGGCAATCGTCATGTGTTTCAACATTTTTAGCGCTCCCGCTTTTGGTTGATGGTACAATAAAAATAAAGCTGTGTCAAGTCCGCAGCCGCTTCGCGGGAGCAGCAAAGCTGCTCGACTTGACTCAGTGTTATTTTTGTTGTACAATATCTTATGCGGGGCGCTACGTTGTTTTTACAATCAGCGTAATTAATGCACCTAGAATGGCTGTACCGATAACAGTGCTTCCAAGTGTCATAACCTTCCACATAATTTCTACTTTATTACGCAGAACTGCGTCTGCGTGAATTGCTTCCCTGCTATTGAACTGTTGAAGCTCAGATTCAAACGTTTTGAATTTGGCTTCCATATTTGCTTGCTGTTCTTGAAATCGTTTTTCCATATGTAACTCTAACGACTGTATTGATTTAAGCACTTGGTCTAAAGAAGGCTGCCCACTGCCATGAATGGAATCTACAGGCATTTTGAAGTTCCTTATTTAAAAGTTAATTGAGGAAAGTAGACATTCCCTTGGAATCTGTGGTTTTTACTTAAAGCTAAACGACAAGCGACAGCCCCTGAAGGGCTTAGCGTAAATAGCACCCTATCTGCTGTACTGTCTGCCGCAGATGTCAGCCTGTCTAAGAAAAACTCAATCGGGGCTGAGAGTGTATTGAAATTCGTGAGGTCAAACCTTATGAGAGTCTCTCCAGCTACTACAGCATTTAACGCTTTAAAAGCGAAAAAGCCAGCAGGGCATGGATACAGCAAGACAAGCTTTCCGGCAGGGATTCCATTGAACTCACTAATGGCACTAGAAAATTTTGAAAGTGTTTGAGGAATTTCAGAGATACCCCGAACAGTCTTAATAATTCTACTTGGGTGCATGTTTAATTCCTATAGGAAGAAGTTGAACCCCTCAAGTAGAGAGGTTCAGCTTATTTAATTGGAACTAAGTCAGATCGGGCTTCCCGCAGTCTAACATCGAACCGGCGTATTCCCCTGTTGTGTCATATTGGTGCTTTACAGGGATAGCCCATAGAACAGCAGTTGCGGCTGCTGGAGGGGCTTGAGTGTCGTCAGTGTAATTTAAAGTCCAAACTTGAGTGCCAAGATTCACAGGGTCTGTTGCGTCATCTGCATAAGTTACAGTAATATTGCTTAATACAGCTTTGACACTTTCGTCCAACTGTTCAGGAGGAATAGTCCCGAAGTCAATAGTGATCATACCGTCAGGCAGTTGCTTGAACGGAGGCTTCATCAGATCGCCTAAGCGAACAATGGCATTTGGGTTAATATTTTTCATAACTTTATCTCTTAATGTTGAAAAGCCAATTCCATAGAGAACTGGCAGACAGGAGGTAGCGCCACTGGGACGCTACCGGATGCAGGTGTAGTGTGGACTGGCATGGTTACAAAGTTGCCGCATTATCAAAATGCGCTGTAATACTACCATGTGGCATGGCTTCGCCATTGCCTACAGCCATACTGTCAATAACAACTGTTAAGCAGTAGGCGTTTGTAAACTCCATACGGACATAAACATAACCGTCTGAGCCTTTATACTGCGTAGTCGTAGCAGCATTCGACCCAATAACCGATGGACTGACTAGCCCTCCCTGATGTGCATAACCTGACACGGTTGTTTTTATAATTTTTTGCGCACCTGTCGCATTTAGCGAATGGCCTTCAAATTCAAGCCGATACATCCGATTATTTGGAGCTGTCTCATCGGCACGCCACGGCAGCTTGAAATGGACAACTGCATTTCCAACGTCTGTACCTACAACAGGATTAAACGTAGCACCAGCTGTTGATGCGAATCCGCCGATGGCTGAGTTAGTGGTGGTGCGGGTGTAAATAAATCCTTCAAACACACCCAGATTACGACGACCCGTTCTTAACTGGTCGGCGATGAACCCCCCAACGCGGTCTCCACCCTCAGGGTGGTTAATCCCTTGATGCAGGACGCGCCCAGTGCTTAGCTGAAGGCGATACCCACCCATGGTCGAAAAATCTGCATTTGTCTGGGCAACAATGATCCAAGAGCTATCAGGGGCAAACGTACCTGCGTTATACGCACTGTAAGCCCACTCGCCTGTATGCGCGTTAGCACCGTCTACAGGCACTCGATACCACAATGCCATCCAGTCTGTTAAATCTAGAAACCCTTCCGTGTCGACAATTTTATCAGCGCCCCCGCTGTTAAGGCATTTAACTGTAGCCCCTGCAAGGGGAAACGCAAAATCATGCACGCCGTCTGCATCCGTGTCAGCATCTCGTCCGACTGCAATACCCATTAATCGCCGAGCCGTGCCAGCTGTCGTATGAGCTTTGATCTTAGTGCCTTGCAGCTCCCAAATCGTGTTATGCTGTAGAAATTGCTGGAAGCGCGAATAGTATAGATCACGTTTACGCTGAAGCTCTTCAGCTGTGTTTTCAGCTAAATCCTGTGCAGCAATCGCATCGACCATTGCTTGATTCTGAGCTGCGTCCACGGCCGCTTGCGTAGTCGCTTGCGCTGCTAATTCAGCATCAGTCGTCATAGAAGCTGCTGCTTCTAATTTACCTGAGGAAGTGTCGAGCGTTGCGCCGACATCTTCTTTATGGATAATAGTTACTTGAGACATAGCCACCTCCTAAGGTGCTAAATAATAGTGAGTTGTGTTGGTGTTGCTGGTATCTACCGCATCGGTGTAAACAATTCCAGGAAATTTCACTGCGGCTGCGTAATGAGTTACGTTAGTTTGCAGATTTAGAATCGGTACATCGAAGTAGTAAGGGATGGGCATGCTGTAAGCACGGCCGGTGACATTTTCGGCTAAATCAGTGATTTCAATGTCAGGGACTGGCAGCTGGGCTAGAGAAGCTGTAGGCCAAGCCCATCCGATAACATTAGAATCTTGGACGACCAAATTACATTGCCAAGTTTTTACTGGAACATTAGGGTCATCGCTCGTCACTGACGCAATGCCTGTTAAAGGGTTAAAATCAAAATGTTCAAGGATAGTTGTAATATAGCCATCAGGCTTCTGAATTAATCTTGCTCCGTCTAAATCTCCCAAGCGGATGATCGCCTCTGGATTTGTGTTTTTCATGAAGTCCTCAATTGCGGGGGACTAGCCCCCGCCATAATCTTTAAGGTAGGTTAGGAAGCAAAGAGGCTGGGAATGTCAAAGCTGTAGCTTCTCCAGTCGCATCCCAATGAGCTTCTAAAGGCAGAGGAGTCCCGATGGCCGCGCCTGCATATGTTAGAGTTAAACCAAACAGAGGAAGACCGGCAGCATCTGTACCCATATTCTTGAT